ATTATTAACGCTTTAGAATCGGAAAAATACAAAATTAGAGTCGTAAAAAGATAAAAAAAGCGGTATAAATAAAAACAGGAAACTTTTTGTGTAAATAGTGGCTTCTAGGGCATTCAAAGATATTAACTTATCCTTCAAACGTCATCCTGTGACGAATGATGTGGTGACAATTCGTAATGAAGATGCAATTAAAAGGTCTGTTAAGAATATAATTTTTACAATTCTTGGTGAAAAACCTTTTGAACCTCGTTTTGGATCAATAGTCAATGAAGCATTGTTTGAATTGAATACCACATATAATGATATTTTAATTGAAGATGAAATTAAGTCCTCATTACTTAAATTTGAACCTAGAATTGCAAATTTAGATGTAACTGTTACAGTTGCACCTGATACAAATGAAATGAATTGCACAGTTCAATATGATATCGTTGGTATTCCAGCACCAACACAAGAAGTAGACGTTCTCCTTTTTCCAGCTAGAGTATAATGGCTTTCGGTCAATACACAAATTTAGATTTTGATCAAATTAAAACTTCCATCAGAGATTATCTGAGGGCAAACACTAATTTTACTGATTATGACTTTGAGGGGTCTAACCTTTCAATAATTATTGACGCATTAGCATATAATACATATACAACCGCCTATAACACCAATATGGCAGCGAATGAATGTTTTCTTGACTCCGCTACACTTCGAGAAAACGTTGTTGCATTAGCAAGGAATATTGGTTATGTTCCCAGATCTCGTAGATCCGCAAGAGCAAACATATCTTTTACTGTAGATGGTCTTGAAGAAACGGCAACCCTTACATTGAACGCTGGCATCGTCTGTAACGGTTCTGGATCGAATACTAACTACATATTTTGCATTCCAGAGAATATTACCGTTCCAGTCGTAAATGGCGTTAGTGAATTTAATAATGTTGAGATTTTTGAAGGTAATTTTATATCACAAAACTTTACTGTTGACTCTTCTTTATTCAATCAAAGATTTATTTTAGATAATTCATTCATTGATACATCAACAATTAAAGTTAAAGTTAAACCATCTTCATCATCAACCGCTTCTGTTACATATCAACAAATTGATAATATCGTTGGTGTAACATCAACATCAAATTCATACTTATTGCAAGAAATTGAAGATGAAAGGTATGAATTAATCTTTGGTGACAATGTAATTGGTAAAAAGTTATCAAATGACAACTATATTGAGGTTTCTTACATTACAACTGATGGTAGAGATGGAAATGGTGCTGCAGAATTTAGTTTTGTTGGAAATATTACAAATCAAGATGGTGGATCAATCGATTCATCACTAATCTCATTAGTCTCAACCAATGAGAAATCAAGAGACGGTGATGAGATTGAATCAATATCATCAATTAAGTATTATGCTCCTCGAATTTACTCTTCTCAGTATCGAGCTGTTACTTCTTCTGATTATGAGTCAGTTTTAGGATTTATTTACCCAAATATTGAGTCTGTCACTGCTTTTGGTGGTGAAGAGATGAGTCCACCTCGTTTTGGAAAAGTTTTCATTTCAGTTAAACCTCGAAATGGTGATTTTCTTTCTGATGAGACAAAAAGAGAGTTAATTCAAAGATTAAAGAGTTACGCAGTCGCTGGTATTGTGCCAGAGTTCATTGATTTAAAATATTTGTATGTTGAGTTACAAGCAAACCCATATTATAACCCAAGCTTGAATGATGACGCAGAAAATCTTAAAACTGGAGTCTCAAATGCTTTAACTCAGTATTCAAGATCAATAGATGTGAATAAATTCGGTGGAAGATTCAAATACAGTAAAGCTGTTTCATTAATTGACAGCGTTGACTCATCAATCACATCAAACATCACTTTAGTTACCATTCGACGTAATTTAATTGCAACCATAGGTAGATTTGCTCAATATGAGGTATGTTTTGGTAATATGTTCCATACTCAAGAGTCCTCTTACAATGTGGTTTCAACAGGATTTACAATCGAAGGTGTAACAGGAACTGTTTATATGGCTGATGAAGTGATTAATCGTGAAAAAGGAAGAATATTTTTCTTTACTTATACTGAGGGAGGAACTCCAAGTGTTGTAAAGAAAAACGCTGGAACTGTTGATTATATGCATGGTGAAGTTCTTATAGATACTTGTAACATACTCTCAACAGTGATTGCAGATAATGTGATTGAAATTCAAGCAATTCCTCACTCAAATGATATTATCGGACTTCGTGATTTGTACATCAAATTTGATATGACAAACACTACAATTAAGATGATTCCAGATATTATCGCATCAGGTGAAAACACCTCTGGATCGAGATTCGTTCACACTCATAGTTATTATACACCAACGTACACAAGAAAATCAAATTCTCCAGTAACAACTGGCAGTGCGTTATTACCTTCAACAGTCGCTTCAACAGGAACTACAACTTCAACAAGTGGCACATATACTACAAGTACAACAACATCAAGTACAGCTACAAGTAGTAGCGGTAGTGGATCGTCCTCTTCATCGTCTGGCGGTGGATCTAGCTCTGGTGGCGGATATTAATGATTGATACATCAATACAAAGAGTCGAAATAAATCAGGTAATTGAAAATCAGTTACCTGAGTTCGTGCAATCTGAAAGTCCACTTTTTGTGGATTTCATGAAACAATACTATATTTCTCAAGAATATCAGGGTGGATCAATTAATATTGCTGAAAATCTTGACAGATATACTAAATTACAAACATATGTTGGTGCTGCACTTACAGAATTTACTGGATTATCTACTAACACAGAGTCATATTCATCCACAATTTTTGTAGATTCAACAAAGGGATATCCAAGTAAGTATGGACTTATTAAAATTGATGATGAAATAATAACATACACTGGTATCGGAACAACATCATTCACTGGATGTATTCGTGGTTTCAGTGGCGTTGACAATATGGATCAACCTACAAGACCTGATCTATTGTCATTCAACACAAGTGTAGGTGCATCTCATACTGGTGGATCAAAAGTTCATAATTTATCAAATCTTTTTATTCGTGAATTTTTCAATAAATTAAAAACAACTTTTGCGAGTGGTTTTGAAAATCGTAAATTAGATAGTGATTTAGATCAAGTCAAGTTTATTCGTCAGGTAAAAGATTTTTATCGTACAAAGGGAACAGAGGAGTCATATAAAATTTTATTCAGAGCATTGTATGGTGAAGAAGTTAATATTATTAAACCATCAGAGTTTTTAATTCGACCATCTGATGCAGATTACGGATTCGCTCAAGATTTTGTAGTTAAATCAATCACAGGCGATCCTCGTAATCTAAAAGGATCTACACTCTTTCAAGACAAAGATGAAGATGATGTCAATATTCAAGGCGCTTCTGGTGCGATATCTGATGTAAAAGATTTTCTGTATGGTGGAGAACATTATTATCAGGTTAGTATTACACAAGATTCAATAAATGGTGACTTTATAATTCCAGGCAGAACTCGTATTACTGATCCTGTGTCAATTGGTGCAACTGTAATTACAGTTGATACAACAGTTGGATTTCCTACAAGTGGATCTTTATCACTACCTACTGCTAACTTTGCTGGAATTGTAACTTACACAGCTAAAACAGCAAATCAATTTGTAGGATTACCAACAGCTGTTGATGCTTTAAACGTTGGTGATGATGTAAGATACAATAATGTCGCTTATGGATATTCATTTGCAAACACTTCAAAGAAAATTGAGGTTTTAATTACTGGTGTTTTAAAAGATTTTCCAATACCAGAAAAGGCGTATTACTTTAACAAAGGTGATAAAATTAAAGTTGGTGCGTTTGGTATTAACAAAAGCACAGATGATCCTAAATTTGGATCTTGGATTTACAATACATCTGTTAAATTTACTCCAAAGGTAGTTTCAAAAATATCTGATAGTAGTTTCAACGTTGTTACTTTTTCTGATCATGGATTATTAGAAGAAGATTTAGCTGAAGTTTTAGATGAACAGGAAACAGTAATAGGCCTTGGTCGTGTATTGAGTGTTATTAGTAGTTCAACATTCATATTAGGTGATTTGCCTGGATTAAGTGAATTTAATATTTCATTTATAAGAAGAAAACTTAAGAGAGGAAATAGTTCTCTTCATGATAATATTACAAAATACACTGTTGATATTCAAAATACTTATGATCACGAAAGTGATAATCAATTTGCATTGCCACCACATCCTCATGTTTACGTTACATCCTCATCAATTCCAAGTTTAGGTAGAGAACCAATAGTAGCACCAGATCGTTCTATAACGTGGACTGGCGCCACTGGAGGCGACGTTATACAGTTAATACAGGTCACAGAAGGTGCAGCGGATCATGGATTTTATTCTGGAGAAGTTGTCACATATAACGTGATCAGTGGATTCTTGGGACAACTTATTGATGGTAAAAATTATTATGTAAGTCGTATTGATTCAAATAATATTCGTCTTGCAAACTCCCTACCTGATTTAATTAATGGTGATTTTGTAGACGCTACAGGAACTGGTACTTTTAAAATATCTGTTCCAGATCTAGCAAACAAAAAACTTGATCATCAGAAATTACTAAAAAGAATTTCTTTAAATCCTGTGTTTGATGGTGGTAAACGTGAAACAACTCCAGGCACAACTGGTATTCTTGTAAATGGTACAGAGATATCAAATTATAAATCAGGTGATGTAATTCAGTTTGGTGGTGTTGAATCAATTGATGTTTTAGAAGGAGGATCTGAATATGATGTAATTAATCCACCAAGAGTTGATGTTGAGAGTTTAGCAGGAGCTGGTGTAAGTGCAACTGCAAATGTAAAAGGTTCAGTTCAAAGAATTGATGTTATTGACGCTGGTTTTGATTATGTTGCTCCTCCAGTAATTGAGATCTCTGGTGGTAATGGTAAAAATGCGACTGCAAGAGCGAG